CCGCCAAGCCGAAGCCATCACAAGCATCGACTACAAGACCATCCACAATGCCGCCCGCAAAGGCCACATCTACTGGAACCGCTACGACGTACCACCCACCTTCCGCGTCAGCCGACGCGACACCATCGCGTGGGCCGCAAACCAGAAAGCAGCATGACATGGCAGCCCGACACTTCAAGCCCAAGGCATGCGCATGGTGCGGAACAGAATTCACACCCACAGCCCCGCGCGCAACCTACTGCACGCCCGAATGCTTCAAAGCCAAAAACCGCGAACGCATGCGCAAGTATCGTGACACCAACAAAGACGCCGCCCGCGAATACTATGCAGCCAACAGGGAGCGCATTCTAGAAAACGCCCGAGAATACCGCCAAACCAACAAAGAGCGCCTGAACGCCAACCACCGCAAGTACCACCAGGACAACACAGAGCGCCTTGCCGAGTACTACGCCGCATACCGACAAGCCAACAAGCAGAAAATCAGAGACCGTAAACGTAAATACTACCACGCCAATAAGGAAGCCATCGCCGAGGCGACGCGCAGGTACCGCGAAGCCAATAAAGAACAACTCCGTGAACGCAGACGCAAATACGACGAAGCCAACAGGGAACACATCCGCGAACGAGATCGCGCCTGGCGCAACGCCAACAAGGAAACCGTCAACGAAAGCATACGCAGATGGCGAGCAAACAACCCAGACAAAGTAGGTGCAGCCACAGCCCGCAGAGCCAAAGCTGAACTCGAAGGCAACGCAACACCAAAGCTCGTCCAAGCCAAATGGGAAGCCGGAGACAAGACCTGCATCCTCTGCGGAGAACCCATCGACCCCACACTCAAAGCACCCCACAACATGAGTCGCACCATCGAACACCTCACCCCCATCGCCAGAGGTGGACGCCACGACCTCGACAACATCGACTTCGCCCACTACGGCTGCAACGCCCAGAAGCAAGACAGAACCCTCGAAGAGTATCGAGAGTGGAGGGAACGAGTCGCCTAACCCACTCCCGGGCGCCCCCCTGTAGTCTCACATGAGATTACAGGAGGGTAACTTGGGTTCTGTAACCCGCTCATGATCCGCCGACGTA